CCCATAAATTGCACCAATTTACTATCGGTTCCGCCTGCTCCACCTATTTTAAAATCCGCGCCACTAGCAAAACCGGTAATGCCATTCGCGATTATACTGCCGACCCGATCAAACATTTTATTTTGTTCAGCACGATCAAACGCTCCCACAATTTGAATAGTCTTACCCACTAAAGAATCGGGATTCCAACCTGACGTGCCACCTTTACAACACGCACAACAAGCATTCAAACCATTAACAATGGTTCCCGTAGCCCCCCTAGTTGCCGTTTCTATACTAGCTCCGGTTGCACCTGAAGTCGCTCCAGTTTTAGTTACCACAGCCGCAGCCGTGGCGGGAATTAACTTTTTCAACAATCCATCAAGAACTCCAGTTGCTCCTGGCGCTTTAGTTCCGCCATAAGTACCGGCCCCAAAAAGCCAATCAATTAAAGGTTTAACCACGGCAATTTGAATAGCAAACTGCATGACCTGTTTCGCGATATTCTTAAGTATGTTACCGAAAGCATCTGACATGGCTTCTAAAGCACTCGTGCCTTCTGAGATTGAATCTACAAATGAATCCGCGATACTCTTACCTAATTCATCCATAGCTTCTTTAACAGTATCAGTTATTTCCGCGATCATCTTACCGCGTTCCGTGGTCTTATCGTATTCCTCACCAAGCTCAACCGTTTTTCTACGCAAAGCTTCCATTACTTGCTCCAACTCCTTGGCATCTTTAAAAATTAACGGAGCCTGTTTTTCAAAAAACTTAAGTCGTAACAACTCATCATTAAATTTTTCCGCCTCAGTTCGAGTGCTTTCAAAAACATCTTTAAGCTCTTTCGCAATATCTTTTGGTTCCAACGCCTCAAGATTTTCTTTAAGACTAAAATTAGTTAAAGCATTTAAATCTTTGGTTATTTTTAAAATATGCGCGTCTAAAATTTCCAACTGTTTGGAAAATTCAGAGTTGTCAGTTACCGCCCCCTTCATTATTAAATAATCTCGTGAAGCATTGGCTTTATCCAGTGATTCCTTTAGTTTATCTGTTTCGGTTTTAGCTGAATTCAACATTTCCTCTAAGACTTTATCCTTAGCGGATCGTTTAATCAAGGCGTCAACTTTCGCTAACGCCTCCTCCAATTCCTTCGGTAAAACTAAAACATCGCCATCCTTAAATTGCTGTAAAAACTTACCAATTGGAGCAAGTGTTTCTTCGGAAAATCCCGACATCAAAGCGGCCTTGGTGACGTTAGCCGCAGCTTGTACTTCTTCAAACTTTGCCGTTAGTTGTTCCAATGCACCTTCATAAATATTAATAGTGCCCTCGCCATCCTCATCAAACCCTGGTTTGGATTTTTTAGGTGGGGGGATGTTTAACAAGGTTTTTCTTAATGCAATTAATTCCTCCATTCGTTTAAGATACTCTGGATTTACTCCTTTCTTACTCTGGAGATCAACAAATTGATCTTCTAAGTCCTTTAACAACACAAGTTGGTCTTTATAACTTGCATTCATGAACTCTAAGTTATCACTAATAAGTTGGAAATTCTCCCCTTTAAACCCACTGACAATTTTAGCAAGGGCTTCACCTATTCCAGTTCCAATTTCATCTCGATAACTGTAAGCTGTTACTGCCGCCGCGACAGACCAAAATCTAGTTAATGCTAACGAAGCCGTAGCTGCGCCAGCCTCCACTCCTTTAACTCCTTTTTCCACTCCTTTAAGGGCTTCAGTAGCCGCCTGTGCTTTTTTACCGAAGGGGTCAAAAAACGTCACGAAGCCCCTAGCCCCAATTATTGTTAAAATGCTCACAATAATAGTTTTAATTTCTCTAAAATGATCCATTAAAAACATCAAGCTCTTCGCCATCACATCTGTCGCAAATCCTATTTTATGGGCTAAATCCTCCATTTTTTGATCGTTCCCGGTAAAATCACGAATACGGACGGCTATATTACGTAAGGTTTCCCCCCAAATATCCGATACCATCGAAAGTTTTATAATTTTGTCATAAAACAACGTAAGCTCAGTCATTAATGTATTAAACGACCCTCGTAATGATAACGCATTTGCCTTTGCCACTTCTTCAAATGTTTTATGTAATTCCTTAGCCAATTTTGGCAACACATCTTCGGACAAAGCTTCACCAGCTTTCAACATCCTGCCTAACTCTTTAGTGTTAACCCCCATTGCTCTAGCGGTTCGTTGAAACGCGCCATAAATACGCTCGCCTAACTGACCGCGTAATTCCTCAGCCTGAATTGTGCCTTTAGAAATCATTTGCTCAATGGCTTTAAAAGCACCCGTTGTTTGATCCACGGATAAGCGCAACGCTGCGGACGCTTCGGATACGGCAATAAAAATATTCTTTACCCCTTGCCCCTCCAGGGCTGACCCTTGAGCCGCAGCGGTCAATTTCGAATAGCTTGCCGCAGTAGTTTGTAAATCTAATCCCAAATTACGGCTTAAATCTGTAACAAACTCCATTGTTTCCCCAAATTTTTGACCCCCCAATCCTACTGACGTAAAACGAGCATTTAAGGCTTCCATAGCCAATTCCGTTTTGATCAGTTGGTGTTGCATCAATCCAAAACCAGCCGTAACGCCAGAAAGCATAACTAAAAATGATCCGGCTATACCGCCGCCACTTTGGAACAACATGGCAAGGGCGGACACACGTGAGGCCACTCCTGACAGTGGCCCCAACATGATTTGAAGTGATTTTACCAACTCATAAACGGCGGCGCTTTGGATCTGCGTGTTACGGGTAAACTTTTGCTGAACCCCTGTATAGCGTTGTTTTTGTACCGTTACTCGATTAAGTCCGGTTCCGTACCCTCTAATTGCCGCATTGACTTTATTGATTTCACGAATAGCTGAGTTAAGCCCAATAGTGGCTGCTCTGAAAACAAATTGAACATCACCAACTACAATGCTCATCTATCATAATACCCCCTTTAACGTCTACGTGCGGGTCTAGTATTGACCTGCTGGTTTGATTCTTGTCTGGCCTTTCTCATCTCTCGTTCTTGCTCTTCATGTTTATACAATAAATACGCGATCCAGTATTCGTACTCCGATACTGTCATGTTAGCCGCTAAATCAGCGACTAACATTCCCAAGTGTTCCGCTAACGCAAATAAATTTGTTAACTCCGGGTCGCTGCGGAATTCCGCGATCCGGTCTGAGGCTTTCCCAGCGTTAAAAGCTTAATTGCTTCCTCACCAAATTGATCTACAAAACCACCGCTTGGCTGACTAGCCAAACAATCGTAATCCTCCAAACCATACAGGCGTTCCCCACTTTCTGGATCATGGGTAAATCGAAGCGCGGCTTGAATAATAAATTCCATCTCATTCAGAACACCCTTTTCGTCTTTACACGCCGCGACAAGTTTGTTACGTTCAGCAACCGTGGGCTGTCTGACTTCGACTCGGACTGGAGTTTCCTCAAAACCATCAAGCTCTAATGAAGTCGTACCGTCTTCTGGATTGACGACCTCAACGTACTTTGGTGGGTAAAAATCAACGAGCTTTTTAACTAACTGAAAACTACGACCAATGGTTAGGCCGCGTAATTTATCTCTGGTAACATTCTCTTTCATTGGGTTATTCCCTCATGATGTTGTTATTAAAAATTAAGCACTAAATGAAAAATTCTTTCCGGTCGTACCTCCGTCTAAAACAAACGACAATTCTGATGCTTCTAAAGCCGTAACATCTCCGGAAAGATTGTCAGATTCTAATTTAAAAAATCCCCGTGCAAGTAAAGATTCCCCTCCAGAAGCGATGTCTAAAACTACATTAACACCATCATTAATGGTATCAAAGTAATCCACATCTAAATCCTCCCATCGTGACAGACTTACCTTGGCGTCTAATAAACCAACCGATCCTCGTGCTACCCAACCCGTAGATGTAAAGTCAGTATCCTCCAACACGGCTCTGTTAAGATTTAACGTATAGCTGTGGGCACCAATTATATCTGCTACTGGCAAATAATTTCCGCTTGCTAAAACAACAGTAGTTTTAGGAGATGCGAAAGTTACTTTACCGAAAAGATAATCAATCGAAGAAATATTTGAAGCTGCAATGGTAGAGCCCACATCGGTAAAAGCAAAACTACCGTCGGGATCAAACACCCGCCGCGCCGTAGAGTTTATTTGATAAGTATTGCCAGACACCAATGTCATAGCTTGTGAAGTCATTGCTGTGC